TACCATCGTTTTTTGGATACAACACGACATTCGTCAGCACCCCTGTAGCAACCGCTGCAACGGGTGTTGGTGAGACATCGTTCACGGCAAACTGGAACGCCTTTGCGGGTGCTTCTTATTACTTGCTTGACGTATCCACTAGCAGTTCATTCTCATCTTTTGTAGGATCGTACCAGAACTTTGTCGTTATTAGCAACTCACAAGTTGTTAGTGGGCTGACTGCAAACACAACTTACTACTACAGATTACGTGCAGCCACTGGCGTTGACGCTGATGCTGCATCTTTCTTCAGCCGTGTATACACAGCAGGTGGCGCATTGTCCTACACAGAGGTGAGCGCTACCGAGACATTGGTTTCTACCATGAAAGCAGACGGCACCTGGGCACCCATGAAGGCCATTTATCCAATGGTAGGGGCAAGTGCTGCTGCGTGTGCGCAGAATTTAAAGAGTAGTTCATTTACGGGTACATTTACAAGCGGATGGACTTTTGCGAGTACTGGAATAACGGGTAATGGAACAAGTGCTTATTTTGATACAAATTTTAATCAATCGAGCAATTTAACACCATCAAACAATCATATAAGTTTGTACTCTCGCACCGACATCAATTCAGTCGTAGTTGATTGTGGAATAACAAATAATGTAACTCATTCATTTACTCAACTTTTGTTACGAAGTGGGGGAACTGCAACTTTTGAAAACGGTTCGCAAAAAATAACGCCTACAACTGCTACTTCTTTAGGATTGTACACTGGTAGTGCGTTGACTGCTGGTATAAATTTGTATAAAAATGGCACATCTATATCCTCAAGTTCAGCAACTCAAACAAGGGCAATGTTTAACAATGATATTTATATAGGTGCAACAAATGAATCTACCACAAATTTGCCTTTTTATTTTAGTGCAAGACAATTCGCATTTGCTTCCATCGGAGACGGATTAACAAACACCCAAGCATCCAATTTGTACACTGCCGTACAAGCATTTCAAACAACCCTTTCTCGCCAAGTAGTTTAACAAATATGTCTACACTGTTGTATATTTGTGATATGGGAAGACAATGGTCAACAATGAAACCATTAGATGCAAACTACATTGTGAGCAACTATGGAAAGAAAACCGTACAACAAATTGCAACTGATTTAAACGCAACCACCGACAGAGTTCGCAGAGTGTTAAAAATGCAAGGCGTACCAATGATGGGTAAATCTGAAATGTATGCCAACATCAAGCAATTGAAGTTTGATTACGAAGATGCTTTGTGTGAGGATTATAGAAATGGAGCAACTCAAACAGATTTAGTCAGAAAGTACAAGATATCTAATGAGAAGGTAATTTTATTATTAGATAGAAATGGTATTGATAGGTTGAAAGGAAGTGGGTCGTCCTCGGTAAAAGCATGGGCGAGCGGGAAAAGGAAGCCAAGGAATTGTAATAAGGGCGGAACTAAAGACATTCACAATGCTTTGTTTGGTAGATGGAGGTATAATGCAAAGTCAAGAAATTACTCGTTCAATGTAAGTATCGAGTACTTGCAAAGCATTTTGGAATCTCAAAATTATAAATGTGCTTTGACTGGAGGTGGTTTACTTTGCCCCAAGACATATAATGAAAAACGTGAAATGACATCTAATCCATATTTATTATCTTTGGACAGAATACAGAATGATTTGGGCTATGAAGAAGGCAACGTTCAATTCGTTTGTGCATGGGCAAACAAAGCGCGAGGCAGTTATGACAACAATACATTCAAAGAAATAATCAATAATCTCAAATTATGTCAATAGGATATACACTCACAGAATCAGAGTACTCACAAGTACAAGGGCAGTTCTATACGCCATATGGCTTTTTTAATTGCGTACAAGACATCGATGGAGTTTGGTTCCTATTCTTGTCTCAACAGGACAAGGAGCAGATTCTCGACACAGAGTGGAACTGGATCCTCACCTTACCAGAGGGAGAGTATGTCCCACCTCCAGCACCCCCATTCCCAACTGTATGATCACCGGATACTCAAATACCATCTCTGTAACGACTAGCGCTCCTTCGCTACTGCTAGACCTATACCCATCGGCTGCTGCCGCTTACTCAGTCCGTAAATTAAGGTCTGCCTATAGCGGTAGTGCTATTCGTGTGCGTAGATCAAGCGACAACACGGAACAAGATATAGGATTCAGTTCTGGTAATTTAGATACATCGGCATTAACTTCTTTTTGTGGTAGTGGTAATGGCTTTGTAACAACTTGGTATGACCAAAGCGGTAATGGTAGAAATGCTACGCAAACAACGGCAGCCAATCAGCCTCAAATCGTAAGTGCTGGTAGTGTGCTAAATGTAAATTCTAAGCCATCGTTGAAATTTGACGGAATCAATGATGAATTTGCTTTATCTTCAACAATCACAACGTCTATTTATAGCAACTTTGTAGTATTGAAAAAAACATCAACATCAAGTATCGTTATTCCTTTGGGATTATCTAATGGTCAATTAACGGGTGCTTGGTCTGATGGTAATTTATACGAAAACAATGGTACATCATTTGTAAGTGTGCCATTTACAAATAATACAAATCAAAATTTATTTAGTGTATTAAAAAATGGTAATACATTAACTGATTTTTCAGGAAAACAAAATGGAACTGATTTAGGTTCTTACACGGGAATACCATTCACATCTATCGCAATAGATATAATAGGGGCAAGAACTTTAACCTATTCCGATGGTAATTTGCAAGAAATTGTCGTATATTCAACAAGTCAAGCATCTAATCGTACAGGTATTGAAACAAACATAAACACTTATTATGGCATCTATTAACGGCTACAAATACAACACCGAACAGGAAGCAATCAACGCACGTGAGTTGTGCGATGCTTACTACGGCATCCCCGTTACACCTGATGATACTACACAGAATTGGGTTAATTATCAGTTTGCCGAATTGAACACACCGCAATTTTGGTATATTGTTTTTGATGAATCATTACTCGTAGTCCTAGGGACTCCGAGTACGTTTGAAATTGTAACCCAACCATTCCCACCTACTGAATAATTACTATCTTTGTAATTAATGATACAGCAGACTGACTCAGCCGCTAACGCACTTACAACAATTACGGGGGTTGCGGCCGTAGCGTCATTCGCCACGGCATGGCAGCCGATCATATCAATGGCTGTCGGCATAATCGGTCTCGTTTCGGGCATCCTCGCCTGCGTCTATTACATCAAAGGAATCACAAAAAAATGAAACTACCAATTTCTTTTTCGGAATTCAAGTCTAATCCAGTCGCCGCAGTCGCTTTCTGCATGCTGCTCGTCGTTGGCTACCTGTACGTGGACCTAAGATCTGGCTACACCGAGCAGATCGACAAGGCCAACAATAAGATCGACGCACTAGAGATCAAGATTGACAAGATGGCCTACGCCCTCAAGAGAAGCGATTCTGCGCTCTCTGCTGCAATAACTGAGCTTCGCATTATAAATACCGTCAAAAAGCTATGAGGTACGCTCTAATCGCTTTATTCGCGTTATTGTTTGCCGTAGAGCTAGTGTTCCCCGTTGGCGCCATTACGGCACCACCGGTTGACGAGATCGAGGTGATGATGGCCAAGATCAAGAGCAACTTACAGATGGCCTCTCAGGTCACCCAGATGGCACAGTCTAAAAGTGCAGCACTTGTTGCACAAAAGCAGCAGGAGAAGGCCGACCTCAAAGAGGCGGTGGTAGCTGCTGAGGCGAAGGTAGATGCTATACAGAAAAAATCGGAGATTCTTTCTGCTAAGATGATCGCCAATGGCATGGATACAGCCATCGAAGAGGTAAAAATGACCGGCCCTGCATACGACGCTTACCTCAACTACGTCGAGGAAGGCGGTAAAGAAGAGTTCGACTATTTCAGAATGTACCTATGGCAGCAAAAGTAAAATCAAACGTCTCTACATTTAGAGCAAAGCCACGAGTTAAACTTCGCAGGCACACAAAGCACGTGAACAAGCACAAGAGCAAAAAGCCAAGCGTGGGGCAAGGATAATGAAAGACGCTTGCTACACCAAGGTCAAGGCACAGTACGCCGTGTTCCCGTCCGCGAGGGCGTCGCAGGCTATTGCCAAGTGCCGAAAGGCCTCTGGTTCTGTCAAGAAAACAAAGGCCGGTGCTGACCTAAAGCGTTGGAGCAAGGAGAAGTGGGTAGACACCAAGAGCGGGAAGGCATGCGGAGCCGGTGGCTCTAACGAGTATTGTCGCCCGTCAAAGCGCGTGTCATCAAAGACGCCAGTGACCAAGTCAGAGATGAGCCCGTCGAAGCTCGCAGCAAAGAAAGCCGAGAAGTCAAGAGTGGGAATGGGATCACGAGTGAGCAATGTAAAGAAGAAATGATGGAGACTTTCTTGTTCGGGGTTTTATTCATTACCTTTACAATAGGAATTTCATACATTATAGGAGAGTACTTGGATGGCAAAGATTACAGGAAAAAATACTAGGGCCGGCAGCAACAAAGCAACTGGCAGGGACTACTCTAAAGAAAAAGAGTATCAGTCTTCCCCAAAGCGCCGAGCGTATCGTGCTGAGCTGAACGCTGAGGCACGCGAGCGGGGCATCTACGGAAAGCGTAAGTCTATGGACCTCAGCCACACCAAGGACGGCAAGATGGTACTTGAAAGCAAGTCTAAGAACAGAGCGAGACAAGGAAGCAACGGTAAGTCAACAAAGAAGTAATGTTTAGGTATCCAGTAAAGTTTGACCAGTACCTACAGGACCTACAAAAGTCCATAGACTACATCCTAAAGATGTTGAGAAAGCCGAAGGTCGACAAGATCATCGCTGGAACATACATATCTGTGTCTCCAGCGTCTGGGACCGGAGATGTGACGGTAAGCGTGAACACCTCGTTGCTACACGCTGGAGGTCTTTACTCACAGATAGAGCAGAGCGTACCCGTAACCACCTCTGGTAGCTTGATTGATGGTGGCGTAGGAACGCTTACGATTCCAGCAAATGGATTTCAAATTGGAGACTCTTTCAATGCATACTTTTCTGGCCAAATTTCATCTGCCAATAACGAGCAGATATCGATAACTATAATGGCAGGGGCTGTAACGTTAGCATCAAGTGGGACTATAACGCTTCCTTCGACAACCAATAAAAACTGGGAGCTGTATATTACGTTTACAATTAGGGCCATTGGAGCACCCGGCACGGCATCAATTGCAACTTCAGGGACGTTCTTCTTCAACAAGGACGCCAGTAACTCTCCAGAGAGTGTGGGATTCTTTAGTGAAAACAACACAACCTTTAACACAACAATCAGCAGCACGCTAGAGGTCAATGTTCAGTGGCTGACCGTCAATCCATTAAATACAATACACACAGACCTTTTCAATCTGTATCGTATTTATTGAGTAAATTTGCCACAATGAAAAAGTTAATGGAAATGTTTAAGGGCGACAAGGGAGAAATCTCTTCCAAGCGCGTCGTTGGAATCGTTGGTGCCTTGATCCTTTTTGCGACCATGGCGCACAACAGCTTAAGCCCAGAGGATATCGCACCGAGCAAGGACCTCGTGTCTGCGGTTGAGTTTGTTGTTATTGCATGCCTTGGATTCACAAGCATCGACAAGTTCGCAAGAAAAGAAAATGCCGAAGGATAAGCCAATACCAAAGACTACCACCGGAAAGGGTGCCAACTACTTGCCAACAAAGAGTGGTGCAGGCATGACCGCAAAGGGTGTAGCCGCGTATCGAAAGGCCAATCCAGGAAGTAAGCTAAAAACAGCCGTAACGGGTAAGGTAAAAGCCGGTAGTGCAGACGCAAAAAGACGCAAGTCTTTCTGTGCTCGTAGCGCTGGACAGATGGCAGACTTCCCGAAGGCAGCTGCCGATCCGAACTCACGCCTCAGACAGGCACGTAAAAGATGGAAATGTTAAAATACGCTGTTGCCATATTATTGCTTACGTCGTGCAGTGCAAGCTGGCATCTAAAGCGTGCAATTAAAAAAGACCCGTCACTGCTGAATGGTGGCGACACCGTCCTTGTCCATGACACGCAGTTTGTCACAAAAGAGCGTGTACTGACCGACAGCTTTGTCACTACCTGCTACGACACCGTCACGCTTGAGGACAGCTTTGTCTTCACGCAGGTCATCAGAAGGGACAACGTGATCAAGGTGTACACCAAGTGCAAGTCAGACACCGTCAGAATTACTACAAAGATACCGTTCAAGATGCCTCCGACAGTAACTTACAAGAACGATCCGTTCTGGAAATCATTGGCAGTTGCACTCGGAACCTTGTTATTGTTAATTATTATCATTAGATTTGTACTTAAATGAAACTACTTGAATCTACCGAACTAGAAAAACTCAAAGACTTGAACATGAAAGTGCGTTCAATGAAGGAGGACATTGCAGACATGGAGGTTTCTATGTCAAGGTTGAAAACAAAAAAACAGAGCGCTCTGTTCGAGATCGAAATAGTAGCTGACGAGTTGGGCAAGTTCCAGTCTGAGCTGCACGAGAAGTACGGAAGCGTGTCTATTGACTTAAGCACAGGAGAAATAAAAGATGGGCAATATTAATAACTACGCTACCGACACCGCCTTGGTGGGCACTGAGAAGCTTTTGATGTCAGACACACCAGCAGGTGGGTCTACCAAGAACACAACTGTAGACGCAGTTGCTGTATACACATTCGGAGCAGGTGCTCCTAAAGTTACACAAGCACAAAGGCTTGCTATCGTGTCTCCAGTGTTGGGTCAGTTGGTTTACCAGACCGACGCAACCGAGGGCACGTACCAGTACAAGTCGACCGGCTGGGTTGCATTATGATTATACGTAAGGTATCAATAGGTGCTGACTACAAGAACGCCATGAACTATCTTCATGGGCAGGAAGTTCTGCGTGGTGAGTACACCATTGACCTTATTATCATGCGTGAGGGAGGGTCTATAGAGATATGGATCAAGAACTCTTCTGGTGTGTTGCTTTGGAAGTCTTTCAACAGCAACATGCCAGTCTCTATTGAATACGACATAGACTTTTAAATAAAATGAAATCACCGCTCTACTTTGTGGTAGAGCCTGTTGGCGACAAGCTTTACGACAACACAACGGATTACGGCCTCGTACTGAGCGCCTCAAAGGAGGACCACACGGTAACCAATAGGTTTGCCACGGTCATCGCCACTCCGATTGGATACACTGGGGAGATCGTTCCCGGTGACACACTGATGGTTCACCACAACGTGTTTCGGAAATACTTCGACATGCGTGGCAAGGAGGTGTACGGACCGTCACACTTCCGCGACAAGACATTCTTAGTTGACCACGAGCAGTACTTCCTGTACAGGCACGACGGACAGTGGAAAGCTCCACACCCATACTGCATGGTAAAACCGGTAGACAACCTACAGGACCAGGTGCTAGTTGACCCAGAGAGGGAGCAGCCACTACTTGGTGTTCTTAAGTACGGAAATGAGTACCTGTACTCAAAGGGCCTCAACGATGGAGACTTGATAAGTTTTCAGCCAGATAGCGAGTACCCGTTCACGGTTGACGGAGAGAAGTTGTACCGGATGTTGAGCAAAAACATATGCGTAGCGTTATGACGGAGAAAGAATTCAAAGAAAAGATCATCGAGGCGGCAGAGAGGGCTATTCATGAGCTCATCTCTGTGGCCAAGGAGCCAATTCTGACCAACAACACGGACACGGACCTGTCTGCGGACAAGCTTAAGAACGCCGCTGCAACGAAGAAGCTTGCCATCATGGACGCCTTTGACATCCTCAAGAGGATCCAGGAGGAGAGAAACATGCTTGAGGCTCCAGAGGAGAAGGCGACACCGGCTGGCGTTGAGACTAAAAAGGGATTCGCTGAAAGGTTCTCCAAATGACAAAACTGTACCAGATACTGAAGGAGGTCGTAAAGCCTGACATCCTCAGCAAAAAGAACATCGAGAAGTCGTGGAGATACGGTTACGACCCGCAGTATGACTTTGTTGTCATCTCAAAGGACGGCACCATTGGGCCGATCTACGAGATCAACGGCTTGAGGATCGCGCTGCCACGCCCGTCGAATGTCGAGGACAGGGACGCACGGTGGATGCCACAGGAGTATCCAAAAGAACTTGCGAAGATCAAGAGCATGTTCGACTGGAACAAGTACGACAACCAGTTCAAGACAAAGTGGATCGACTATATCGAGACCGAGTTTGACAGGCGTGAGAACGGGTACTGGTTCATCAATAAAAAGCAGAAGACATACATTACGGGAACGCACTACATGTACCTGCAGTGGACCAAGATCGACATCGGTCTTCCAGAGTTCCGGGAGTCCAACAGGATATTCTTTATCTTTTGGGAGGCGTGCAAGGCCGACACTCGCTGCTTTGGGATGTGCTACTTGAAGAACCGTCGTTCTGGATTCTCGTTTATGAGTTCGGCAGAATTGGTAAATACGGCAACAATATCAAAGAACGCAAGACTTGGTATTCTGTCAAAGACCGGTAACGATGCCAAGATCATGTTCACCGACAAGGTGGTACCGATATCGAGCAACTACCCGTTCTTCTTCAAGCCGGTGCAGGACGGTATGGACAAGCCAAAGACAGAGCTTGGATACCGTGTTCCAGCGTCGAAGATCACGAGGAAGAACATGGACAAGAACGATGAGGACATCGAGGGTCTTGACACGTCTATTGACTGGAAGAACACGGCTGACAACAGCTATGACGGTGAGAAATTGAAGCTACTCGTACATGACGAGAGCGGTAAATGGCTCCCACCAAATAACATTGAGAACAACTGGCGCGTAACAAAGACGTGTCTTCGACTTGGTTCTAGGATCATCGGAAAGTGTATGATGGGCTCTACGTCTAACGCACTTGAAAAAGGTGGATCTGGATTCAAGGACCTGTACTACGACTCCGACCCAAAGAAGAGAAGCAACAACGGACAAACAAAGAGCGGGCTTTACTCGCTGTTCATTCCCATGGAGTGGAACTTTGAAGGGTTTATCGACGAGCACGGATGGCCGGTACTTGAGAAGCCAGAGGAGCCGATTAAGGGCATCGACGGCGGCTACATATACCAGAGCGTTGTGGAGTACTGGGACAATGAAGTTGCAGCTCTGAAGGGCGACGCAGATGCGTTGAACGAATTCTATCGTCAGTTCCCACGAACCGAGTCACACGCGTTTAGGGACGAGTCCAAGTCATCTCTGTTCAATCTTACCAAGATATACCAGCAGATCGACTACAACGACTCAATGGCCGGCATCCAGTCCATCACCCGTGGGTCATTCCACTGGAAGGACGGCGTTAAGGACTCCGAGGTGGTGTGGACTCCAGACAGGACCGGGCGTTTCTTGGTGTCGTGGATTCCAGACTCTAACAAGAGGAACAGGGTGCTGCGTGTGAACGGAAAGTTCAAGCCGGGGAACGAGCACATGGGATGCTTTGGGTGTGACCCATACGACATTTCTGGTGCCGTTGGTGGTGGTGGTTCTAATGGATCGCTACACGGTCTCACAAAGTATCACATGGATGAGGGTCCGACTAACGAGTTCTTCTTGGAATACATCGCAAGACCACAGACGGCGGAGATATTCTTCGAGGATGTGCTGATGGCGTGCGTGTTCTATGGCATGCCAATCCTTGTGGAGAATAACAAGCCACGTCTATTGTACCACTTCAAGAACAGGGGCTACCGTGCGTTCTCGATGAACAGGCCAGACAAGCACGTGTCAAAGCTGTCAAAGACGGAGATGGAGCTTGGTGGAATACCGAACACATCAGAGGACGTGAAGCAGGCACACGCAGCTGCTATCGAGAGCTATATCGAGAAGTATGTGGGCGTTGATTTTGAGGGTACTTACCGTCCGTCAGACGAGATGGGGGTGATGCCATTTATCAGAACTCTTGAGGACTGGGCGCGATTTGACATTAACAATCGTACCAAGCATGACGCATCTATTAGCTCCGGTCTTGCCGTAATGGCAACGCAAAGACATTTATATGTTCCAGAGGTAAAGAAGTCAAAAATAAGCCTTAAATTTGCACAATACGACAATAAAGGCTCTCAGAGTGAGCTCATAAGATAATGACAGATCCGAAAATAGTAATCAATCCAACGACGTTCCCAAGTCAGTTGGCCACAGACGCACAAAAGGCGTCCCAAGAGTTTGGCCTACAGGTTGGACTTGCTGTCCAGTCAGAGTGGTTCCGTAAGGACGCTGGCTCGTGCAGGTTCTACAACCAGTGGATTGAGTTTCACCGTCTTCGATTGTATGCACGTGGTGAACAGTCTGTTGAGAAGTACAAAAAGGAGATGTCATTCGATGGCGACTTGTCGTACCTTAACCTTTCTTGGACGCCAGTTCCAATCATGCCGAAGTTCATTGACATTGTTGTTAATGGAATGGCCGACCGAAATTTCTCTGTAAAGGCAGTCGCTCAAGACGCGATGGCCGCTGAGAAGCGCAATCAGTTCCAAGACATGATTGAGGGCGACATGGTCGCTAAGGACTTTTTGCTCCAGACAAAGGAGCAGTTTGGCGTTGACGCGTTCAACACCAACGTGGAAGAGCTTCCGTCAAACGACGAGGAGTTGCAGCTTTACATGCAGTTGAAGTACAAGCCAAGCATTGAGATCGCTGAAGAAGAAGCAATTAACACCCTACTCGAACAAAATAACTATGCAGACACTAAAAAACGTGTCGACTACGACCTTACCACATTGGGTATCGGTGGTGTCAAACATTCATTTTATCCAGGAGCTGGAGTTAAGGTTGAGTATGTCGACCCCGCCAACGTGGTCTACAGCTACACCGAGTCTCCCTACTTCGACGACGTATTCTACTGGGGTGAAGTAAAACAGGTTCCGATCACCGAGTTGATCAAGATTAAGCCCGACATCACCAAGGAAGAACTAGAAGAGATTTCACAGTTGGGCACCGCGTGGTGGGACTACTACGGCGTGATGCGTACATACAGGAACGACCTGTTCGACAAGGACGTGGTTACCCTGTTGTTCTTCAACTACAAGACCGACAAGACCTTCGTATACAAGAAGAAGTTTCTCGACAACGGTGGAGAGCGTGTAATCCGTAAGGACGAAGGCTTCAACCCGCCAGCCGATCAGACCGAAGAAAGGTTTGAGAAGGTAGAGAAGCGTATTGACGTTTGGTACGAGGGCATCATGGTCCTTGGCTCAAACAAGTTGATCAAGTGGGAGATGTCCAAGAACATGGCCAGACCAAAGTCTGCGTCACAGTTCGCGTACTCAAACTACGTGATGGTTGCCCCTCGCATGTACAAGGGAGCCATCGAGTCATTGGGACGACGCATGACGGCGTTCGCCGACTTGATTCAGATGACGCACCTCAAGTTACAGCAGGTGTTGTCTAAGATGGTACCAGACGGTGTATTCATCGATGCAGACGGACTCAACGAGGTTGACTTGGGCAATGGTGCCGCATACAACCCAGAGGACGCTCTTCGCATGTACTTCCAGACCGGTAGTGTAATCGGAAGGAGTTACACCCAGGACGGCGAGTTCAACAACGCACGCGTTCCGATTCAAGAATTAAACTCTAGCGCCGCACAAGGAAAAATATCTAGTCTGATCGCAGCATACAACCAGTACATGAGCATGCTGCGTGACGTTACAGGCCTCAACGAGGCACGAGATGGCTCTATGCCTAGCTCAGACGCTTTGGTGGGCGTACAGAAGCTCGCTGCAGCTAACTCGAATACTGCTACAAGACACATTCTCGACGGTGGTATCTTCATCACACGCAGACTGTCTGAGGCATTGTCTTGCCGTATCTCTGACATCTTGGAGTACGCTGACTTTAGAGACGAGTTTGCAAACCAGATCGGCAAGTACAACATCCAGATTCTTGACAGTATCAAGGAGCTTTACCTGCACAACTTTGGTATCTTCATCGAGGTTTCTCCTGACGAAGAAGAGAAGCAACAGCTTGAGGCCAACATTCAGATGGCATTGAGCAGAGACCAGATCGCATTGGAAGATGCAATCGATATCCGCGAGATCAAGAACTTGAAGCTTGCCAATCAGTTGTTGAAGGTTAAGCGCAAGGACAAGGAGAAGAGAGACATGGACAAGCAGCAGATGATGTCTAAGTTCCAGTCTGACTCTAACATCGCGGCCACACAGGCAGCAGCCGAGGCTAAGATGCAACAGATTCAAGCGGATACGCAGTCTAAGATTCAAATCAAAGAGGCCGAGTCAATGTTTGCAATTCAAACAATGGAGCAAGAAGCACGCATTAAGTTGAGCTTAATGCAACAAGAGTTCCAGATGAACATGCAGCTGAAGGGTCTTGAGTCACAGGTTCTTACAGACAAGGACAAGATGAAAGAGGAGGCTAAAGATAAGAGGGTTTCTATTCAGAACACTCAACAGTCTAAGTTGATTGATCAAAGAAAGAACAATCTTCCTCCGATAGACTTCGAGTCTAATGAGGACACTCTTGATGGCTTTGACCTAGCTGGATTTGAGCCAAAATAGCGTGTCACTATTTTACGTAAATTTGTGACGAAATAATCTAATTAAATATGGAAAATGAATTTAAAGTGAAGGATGTTGCCTTCGAGGAGCAGAAATCTGTTCAAGAAGTGGAAGAGCAACTCCTAAAGGAACACGAAGAGAAGCACGGCATCTCTTCCGAAGAAAAACCAGTAGAGACCACAGTAGTGGCATCTGATGGAACAATAGAAAAAGTCGAAGAGACTGCGGCGCCAAACGCCAAGGATTTCGGAGACGAAGACGTTCTTACATACTTAAAAAATCGGTACAACAAGGAAATCAACTCTGTTGACGACTTGTTTCAGGCGAGAAAAGATGCGGAGGAACTTCCAGAAGACGTGTCAGCCTTTTTGAAATACAAGAAGGAGACCGGACGAGGCATCGAAGACTTTATTCAATTGAATAAGGACTACGATTCAGTTCCTACGAATCAACTGTTAGCTGACTACATCAAGCAAGAGAACCCAGAGTTCGATGAAGAAGACGTAAAGTTTGAAATCGAAAGCAGGTACGAGTTTGATGAAGACCTTGACGACCCGAAGGAAATCAAGAAGAAAAAGCTAGCAATGAAAAAAGATCTTGCTAAGGCCAAGGACCACTTCAATCAATTGAAGGAACAATACAAGATACCTCTTGAGTCAAGGGGTGGCTTAGTTTCTGATGACGAGAAGGGTGAGTACGAGGCTTTTAAAAGATATGCCAAAGAGTCCGAGGAAGTGCAGAAGTCTCAGTTAGAGCGCTCAGAGTTCTTTGCCAAGAAGACGGACGAGCTTTTCAGCGACCAGTTCAAAGGTTTTGAATTTAAGGTCGACGACAAGGCAATCTCGTTTAAGCCTGGCAGTCCAGAACAAATGAAGAAGGCTCAATCTGACGTTAGCAAGTTCATTGGTTCGTTCTTAGATGAGAACGGATACGTGAAGGACGCTGCTGCATATCACAGAGCTATCGCTGTAGCTATGAACCCCGACGGTTTTGCCAAGCACTTTTATGAGCAAGGCATGGCCGCTGCGGTAGACAGTGTTGCTAAGGAGTCAAAGAACATCCAAATGGACGTTCGGTCAACACCTCAGTTAACGCCATCTACTGGGTTTAAAGTTGTAGCGCTAGACAATGACCACGGAAGCGGGCTAAAGATAAAAATGCGTAACAAATAACAAACAAAAAACTAAAAAAACAAAACTATGGCTGGATCAGTTCAAGCGAGTCCCGGGTTTGCAATAACCCCCTCGTCCGTAAAGGCAACTTTGCCTTCAAACTACATTACCAACTTCGATTTCTTGAATCAGTATCTTCCTGATACCTACGAGAAAGAATTCGAGCGTTATGGTAATCGCTCTATCGCATCTTTCTTGCGCCAGGTTGGTGCTGAGATGCCTTCTAACTCTGACTTGATCAAGTGGGCAGAGCAAGGTCGTTTGCATACCAAATATGCAAGCTGTACTTCTGCTGCTGCTGCCGGTTCTGACACCGCTACTTGGACTGTTGCTGATGCAGGTATTACTGCATGTAACTTCCGCGTAGGTCAGACTGTGTTCTTGTCTCGTAACGCTGGTGGTACTCAAAGCGACAAAGCTATCATCACCGCAGTTTCTGGCTTGACTTTCACCGTTGCTTACTATGCTGGTGGTGGACAAACTATCCCTGTAACAACTGCATCTACTGCTTTTGTTTATGGTTCTGAATTCAAAAAAGGATCAAACGGTATGTCTGGTTCTTTGGAAGCTCAAGATGACATCTTCGACAACAGCCCTATCATCATCAAGGACAACTACGAAGTATCTGGTTCTGACATGGCTCAGATCGGATGGGTAGAAGTTACTACTGAAAATGGTGCAACTGGCTACTTGTGGTACATCAAGTCTGAGCACGAAACTCGTTTGCGTTTCGAGGACTACTTGGAAATGTCTATGGTAGAAGGTGTTCCTGCTGAAACTGCATCTGGTGCTATCGCAGTAACTGGTGACGTTGGAAACAAGGGTACAGACGGTTTGTTCTACACCATTGAGCAACGCGGTAACGTGTGGGCTGGTGGTAACCCAAGCACATTGGCTGACTTCGACGCGATCATTCAGCGTTTGGACAAGCAGGGTGCTATCCAAGAGAACATGTTGTTCGTTAACCGTAACTTCGGTTTCGATATCGACGATATGTTGGCTACTCAAAACAGCTACGGTGCTAACGGTACTAGCTACGGTGTGTTCAACAACGACGAAACTATGGCCTTGAACTTGGGCTTTAAAGGTTTCAAGCGTGGTTATGACTTCTACAAAACCGACTGGAAATACTTGAACGACGCTACTTTGCGTGGTGGTATCGTTGGTGGTGAAGTTAATGGTGTGTTGGTTCCTGCTGGTTCTACTAACGTGTACGACATGGTGATGGGTAAGAACGCTAAGCGTCCTTTCTTGCACGTTCGTTACCGCGCTAGCGAAACTGAGAACCGTCGCTACAAGACTTGGATTACTGGTTCTGCCGGTGGTGCTTCTACTAGCGATTTGGATGCAATGAGAGTTAACTTCTTGT